GTGGAGTAGATACTCGCGGTTCACATAGAATACCACCAATAGATGAACGACTACTAGTTAAGGAGTAGTAATGTCATACGAACCACCACTTGAAGATGACATAGCACTAGACAAAGATGAAGTAGAAGAAGAAGATACGGGAGAACCAGATAGGATGTGGGGAGATGAATGACATTACATTCCTCCCTCTCACACCATTACAGTCCTGGGTCTTCCTCATTACAGTTTTCTATATCCTCTACAGATGGGTTACTAAATGAAAAAAGTATTCGCACTACTTACAACATGGTATGTAGCATTCTTATCGCTACTACCATGGCACATGCCAATAACAAATGCACACACAGAACCCAAGCCTACAGAGATGAGCGAGTTTCATTGGACTCCCCGTGCTCTGAAACTATATGCAAAACAGTTTATGCGTATGGCCTATCCCGAGTGGAATATGTCTGAGCATCGTGCACTCATGAAACTATGGGGAAAGGAATCAGCATGGAATCCAGCAGCAGATAACCCAAACAGTTCTGCATTTGGTATTCCACAACTATTAAACCTTGACCCAGAAACGCCAGCCCCGCTTCAGATTGAGCGGGGGCTGGCCTATATCCAGCACCGTTATGACAAACCATCAGTCGCTTGGTCACATTGGCGAAGCAATGGCTGGTACTAGAAAGGAAATCATGGCAAGAGGAATAACAGTTAAGGTTGCAACGCAAAAAGTAATTGCTGCGTTGGAAACCAAATTAACATCAGTCAAAAATGAGTACGCAAATCAAGAAGAATATGAAACAAAGTTCCAAGAAGAATTTGCTGCATGGCAAAAGTCAATAACAGACTATGCCATTAAACATATTGATAAAGCAGTTAACTTTAGAACAAACATTCGCCAGTGGCAAAATACAGTAAACATTGATTACGATGTTCCATATAGTGATAGTGATTTACTTGCCATGCCTGAGCGTACGTTTGAACCTATTCGTGAATATCAATACAAAGAAATTGTAGATGATATTACAAACGCTTTATCAATATTACGCATGACAGATGAAACAACAGTTAACGCTTCAACCATGAAGCAAATAGCGAAGTACCTATAACTAAGGATAAACAAATGACAGCAACAGTTGGAGTAATACAACTAACAGAAGCAAAAGAGTTAGCCAGAAAACTTTATGATGAGGAGTTCGGTCCTCATTATTTACTTGGCTATCTATGGGCAACCTTAACCCAAAAGCAACAACAAGATGTGTTGGAATCCCTCCAACGCTATGCAAAAGAAAAGGAAAGTAAATGACAGTAACACTAGAAGAAATAGAAAACTACTACACTATTCTCTTAGATGAGAATGGAAAAGAAGAACAACTACTAACACAACGTAAGCGTTTAACTGACGCTATTTATGCACAGGTTGATTCAGGTTCAGCACCAGATGATGACCATATTGCAGAGATAGCAGCAGCACTACAGAAAGACATTCAGTTACGTGACTTTGTATTAGGTCTACCATCTGAGCGTGAGGTTGTATCAGTCAATAAGTATTTAACATATCTTTATGAAACAGTACCAACCAAGTTTATTGCACCTATTGCAAGTGTGTTGGCTGCAAATCTATATGCGTTAGAGGAAGTAGATTCTGCTAAAGAAATGCTTCACAATGCAATAGTACATAACCCTAGTTATTCACTAGCAAATCTACTTAACCGTGTCTTTACTTCAGGCTGGCCTTCAGGTGCGTTTGTTGCTATGACCCACGAACTACACCCAAAGGTTAAAGAAGGAATGGGTATCTAATCATGGGATTGGATATGTATCTCTATGCCCGTAAAGGCATAGCATCTATTGACTGGCAGCCAAAGAAAAAACTTAACGCTGACTACACAATACTAACCGCCCTTATGGGAGCAACAGATTGGGCTTATGACCCAGAAGAACTAGCCTTTGCTCAAGTATCTATTCAAGTTGGATACTGGCGTAAGGTTAATGCTATCCATAACTGGTTCATTCAAGAACTAGCAGGTGGAGAAGATAACTGTCAGCAAATCTATGTGCCTCGTAGTTCTTTGGTTGACCTAAAGATTCTATGTGAACAGGTATTGGCAGACCACAGTAAAGCAGATACACTACTGCCAACAGGCTCTGGATTCTTCTTCGGAAGCACAGAGTATGACGAATGGTATTTTCACGGTATTGAAAGAACCGTGAAGATAATAAGTAAACTCATTGAAGATGTACCCGAAGGATGGGCCTTCGAGTATCAGGCTTCATGGTAAAGAAAGGGACATATGACTACAGCAGATGTAGTAGAAAAGAAAAACCGTTCAGCCTGGATTAAAGCAGGCGTAGCGGTAAAAGCAACCAGCGCAGCACAGGTAGCACAACAAGCAGGACTTAACTGGACTGTTGGATTATCTGAGATGCACACCTCCGACTTCTTGCATGTACCAAAGAAGCAAGCAGTCGTAAAAACACATCAAGGAAAAGAGTCAGTCATTGGTGTAGTGGGCAGCAAGTACAAAGTCTTTCAAAACTCTGAAGTCTTTGGCTCACTAGATGGATTGATTGATTCAGGCGAGGCTCGCTATGCAGCAGCAGGTGAGTATGATGACGGAGCAAAAGTATGGATGCTCATGTCATTACCAAAAGAAATGGAAATCAAGGGCGACCCGCATGCTGCCTTCTTACTGGCCAAGACCAGTCATGATGGTTCATCATCAGTAGTATTACGCCCTATCATTGAGCGATTGTTTTGTGCTAATCAAATCAATCGTATATTTAGAGCCAAGAATAAAGCACATACATATACACTGCGTCATACACAAAACGCAGTGCTATCAGTATCTGATATGCGAAACATTCTTGACCTAACCTACTCAAACATTGATATGTATAGCGACCTGGCTAATCATCTCATTAACCGTGAAGCAGATATAGCACATGCAACAGCCTATTTCAAAAAGGTGTGGGCATTGCCAACCAAGATAGAGAACGCACCGCTGCACCTGTTATCCAAGGGTGAGAAAAACGCTAAGTCTCGTGCTCTCAATGCACGACAAAAGGCGTTTGCTATCTACTCAGATAGCCCAACGCAAGAGAACATTCGCAACACAGAGTTTGGTTTGTGGCAAGCAGTTGTAGAATATGCTGACCATTACTCTCAAAAAGATGCTAGTATTGCTACCCTAGCAGGACGCAATGATGGTATTAAACTTCGAGCACTAGAACTACTAACAATCTAAGGAGAATCGTGTACCTAAATCCAATCACAGTAGACGGAACAACCTACAACTTCACAGAAGAATCACTCAAAGAACTAATCAAGAGTGAAATCTCAGCAAAAAGAAAGCACGAAGCAGTATCAACTGAAGCACAAGAAGGCTATAGAAAAATTGCAACTTTGCGTAGCAAAGTGTATGATTTCTTTTCGGAAGCATTTGATGATGGTTCAGATGAAGCAACAGTTAGTCGTGACGACGTTAACGAATTGCTTGAAGCAATCGGTTCAGATGTACTTACTACAACCTGGTCAGCAACTGTAGAGATTACAGTTACTGTTACTGGTATCAAGGCTACCTCCCCTGAGGAAGTTGAAGATATTATTACGGACAACATCGAAGTCAGCGGCTACGACTTAGAGTTGCACGACCCAGATGTACGAGTACAAGACATCGAGCGAGAGTAACCAACATCAGCAGCGCTATCTGACACATAGGAGTTTATTCATTTCTACTATGTGTTAGACTTGGGGATGGGTGGTCCCGCCATCTGCGAACACGGGACACTAAACAAGGAGACAAATGCCAACAGAAATAGCAAGAGATAGATACGGTAGACCAATGGTTGTACCACCCAAAGGTGGTAAAGCAATTGCTTATACTCGTGCTACTACAATCGCTAACAGTCTTGATGATGCGTCAGCATTAACGGCATGGAAAATGAGAATGGCAGCAATAGGTTTAACAAGCAGACCAGACTTACTATTAGCCATAGGCGTAGCAGCGGAAGACAATAAGTTAGTTAATGCATACATCGAAGAAGCAATGGATGCAGCAGGTGCAAGTAAGGCAGCAACAATAGGCACAGCCATACACGCACTAACAGAAAAGTTAGATTTAGGATTAGAATTAGGTCCAGTACCAGAACAATGGATGCCAGACATTAAAGCCTACGAACAGGCAACCAGTATATTAACTAACTTATTCATTGAACAGTTTACAGTTCTTGATAAGTTTAAGATTGCTGGCACACCAGATAGAGTTGTTGAGTACAAGGGTGAGCGATTTATTGCTGACCTCAAGACAGGTCGCATTGACCATCCAAATAATATATCAATGCAGTTAGCAATCTATGCCAACGGCATGCCGTATATGGCGGACACGGCAAGCCGTGGCACATGGGGCGACATCAACAAAGAGAAAGCAATTATAATTCATGCCCCAGCAGGGACAGGAACATGCAAACTAGTATGGGTTGACATCAAAGAAGGATGGAAAGGTGTACAGTTTGCAATGAAAGTAAGACAGTGGCGTGACCAGAAGGGTCTAGCCACTCCATTTGAGCAAGGAGAAGATAGTGCCTAGCACCGAAGCACCAATCAGTATCACAGTAAAGACACCAGCAGGTAGTCTTGTAACAGTCCGCGCAGAAAGCGGAGACGAACTAGATAACATCATTGCACTATCAGTGCATGCAATTGCATCAGCAGCACAAGAAATGGAGTCCGCAGTACGCGGTACTCCAGCCCCATCAGCACAGTCAGTAGCAGCAGCGTTCAATGGCAACATCATTGAAACAGGAGCACCAGTTCCTACCCAAGAATATGCACCAACACCAATCATTGGTGGGCGCAATTGTCCACACGGCAAGATGACTGCAATTCAGGGCATGGGTAAAGATGGTAAGCCATACAAAGGTTACTTTTGCCCAGCACCAAAGGGTGCATTTGATAAATGTAAAAATCAATATGTCACAGTTCAGTCACCTGATTGGAACACATTTGTTCCAGAACAGATTAAGTGAAAACCCTTAAACGCTCTATAAATAAAGCAGAGGTGGGTGGCGAACCGTTGCCACCTGCCTTTGCTGCATTTGAAAGGGCTGGTATTATTCTGCGTCGTGCAGAAGTAACTGTAATCGCTGGCACTCCAGGTGCAGGTAAGTCATCAGTTGCATTGTCTATTGCTGCAAAAACAAAACATCCGACACTTTACTTTTCAGCAGATACCAATGCACACACAATGGCTATGCGCTTGATTGCCATGACTGGCAAGATGACACAAACAGCAGCAGAAAGTTTGCTAAAGAATAACCCAAACAAGTCACATGAAATACTGCAACTCAACAATCATTTGTTCTGGTCATTTGAATCTAGCCCTACACTCAAGGACTTAGATGATGAAGTCTCAGCCTTTGAAACTGTATGGGGTAAGAGTCCTACCTTGATTGTTGTAGACAACCTAATGGATGTAGCAATGGATGGGTACGATGAGTTCGGTGCAATGCGTGCCGTTATGAAAGAACTTAAGTACCTAGCCAGAGATACTAACGCAGCAGTGTTGGTACTACACCATACTAAAGAAGGCTTTGATGGGTATCCTTGTCAGCCGCGTAGCGCAGTGCAAGGCATGGTCAATCAGATACCAGCAATGGTACTTACAATTGGACAGATGAAACAGGGAGATGAAACATATCTATGTGTAGCCCCAGTTAAAAACAGATACGGACGGGCTGACCAAACAGGCAGCAACTATGTTACCCTGTCATTTAATCCTGAGTCTATGTACTTAGAAGATGTAGCAGTTAGATACCAACAAGAGGAGGTAGTGTAATGCCTAGTTATACAATTACTGTAGAAGTAGACCAACAATGGTTTGATATTCTTGGTCAAATTTCCCGTCATCAAGACGGGTTTATATGGATTAAAGTAGAGGAGTTAACTAATGCCTAAATACAGAGTGACATACTCGCAATACAAAGTAAAAGTTATTCGTGCATCATCATTAAAGATAGCAGAAGAACGTGCAAAGAAAGCAGAAACAGGTAGATGGGAACTAACGGAAGTTAGGGACGAGCCACAAGAATGAGTACAGCAGCCAAGCGTAAAGGCAGCAAAGCAGAAGCAGATGCTGTCAAGTGGTTAAAGGTCAATGGCTTTCCATATGCAGACCGCAGAATCGCAGGAGCACAACTAGACAAAGGTGATATCAGCGGTGTGAATGGAGTAACCATCGAGGTTAAAGACCACGTCCGCATGGACTTGAGCGCTTGGGTCAAAGAGTTAGAAGTAGAAATCAAGAATGATAACGCGTGGACTGGGACAGTTCTACACAAGCGGAAAGGTAAGTCAGATGTTGGCGAGTGGTATTGCACAATGCCAGCCAGCATTTGGCTTGCCCTAATCAGAAAGGCAATAGGTGAAACATAGTATCGCGGACTACTTAAGATATGTAGGCGCAGCCGTGCCTCCTGAGGGACACGGCTGGCGCAAAATTAAGTGTCCATTTCATGCAGATAGTCATGCATCAGCAGGTATTAACTTTGAAGAAAACAGATTCAAATGCCACGGATGTGGTGTTGGTGGAGATGTATACGATTTAATTATGCATAGAGAAGGAGGTAACTACAGTGAGGCTGTCAAGTTCGCACAGACAATTTCTCTTACAGGCGACGCACCAGTACGCAAAACAGATTCATCTAGCAACAGAGTATCTAGCAACACGCAATCTCTCGGTCGACGAGGCGCAACGCTTTCATCTTGGAGTGGTAAAGGACGCTCTTCCAGGTCATGAACAGTACACAGGCAGACTAGCAATACCCTACATAACACCATCAGGTGTAGTTGATATTAGATTCAGAGCGATAGGTAATGCTGACCCAAAGTATATGGGTATGCCAGGTGCTAAGACCAGCATGTTCAATGCACAAGTAGTTCTTACTGCATCAGATTATATCTGTGTGACAGAGGGAGAAATAGATTGCATTACGGTTAGTGTCAAGACTAACCATCCAGCCGTAGGTATTCCAGGGGCCAACAATTGGAAACCGTTTTACTCTAAGATATTAGATGACTTTGATACAGTAATTGTGTTAGCAGATGGTGATACAGCGGGTATGGATTTTGGTAAGAAAGTTAGCCGAGAGTTAGGTAATGTTAATATAGTGCAGATGCCAGAAGGGCATGATGTAAACAGCATAGTAATGCTAGAGGGGGCAGAGTTTATTAATGAGCGAATCCGAAAATGCATTTCTTAATAATGGTGAGGAAGTATGGGAGTTCATCAAAGAACATCCTAGATACATAGGCATACCAATCTCCAACAGCAAGGGATTAGATATCCTTAATGCGTTAAGAGATGTATGGATGGCAAATAAAACAGACCCACAAAAAGCCAACAGCATGTTAACTATGCTGGCAGCCGTGTTAGTATCGTCAGAGGCAGGCCACGGAGATGAGATTGTAGAAGAAGTATTAGTACAAGAAGCAATGATAGGCTTTGAAGAACAGGCTAGGGAGATACTTGATGAAAGACCTTAATAATTTTGAAGATATATTAAATGAACTACGTATTATTATGGTGCGTAAGCATCAAGACTACGGCCCGTTTAACATAGCCAATGCTCCAGGTGGTGCAATGAATGGACTACTTGTGCGTATGCATGACAAAATGGCACGATTAGAAAACCTTTACTACAAAAGTAGCGACACGCCCAACTATGAAAGTATTGAAGATACCTTTATTGACCTAGCAAACTATGCAATAATCGGACTATTGGTACAAAGGCGACAATGGGAAGGCGTAGCAGAGGGATAACGTGGACTACTTAGAAGAGTATGAGCAGATGGTTGTGGCTATTGCTGCCGAATACCAGCGCAAATACCCTATGACTGACCAGCAAGACATACAGCAGGTGCTGTGGATATGGTTCGTTAGTCACCCAGTTAAGTATAAAGAGTGGTCAGCACTGCCAAGAAAAGACAAGGACAAACTCATAGCCAAGTCTCTTCGCAATAAAGCAATTACTTATTGTGAACGCGAAAAGGCACGGACGGTTGGCTATGAGTTGCTTGACCTCTACTACTACGATGCATCTGTTATTGAAGCGTTCTTACCATCAATCATTGCTGAGTCGTATGAGATTCCAACTAAAATTAAAGACCTTAACTTTAAGTTTAATAAGTCAGAGGCTGCCAATGATGGGAACAATTGGCTAGTACTTAGGTCTGATATTGCAGCAGCATATTATAAACTTTCAGAAGCAAAACAGTTTATTCTTAAAGTTAGGTTCACAGTGGACAATGTCGATTGGAGTGAGACAGCCAAAGAGTTAGACACAACACCAGATGGTGCACGAATGAAGGTCCAAAGAACTATTGCATCTCTAATTAGAAATTTGGGCGGATGGAAGCCACAGCCTGATGATGATTTAGTAGAGGCAGATGATGAACAACGAGGAGAATGATGTCGTTAAAGAAATCAGAGAGTTACTACATCCAACGGATTACTCACACGCTATGGACTTGCGAGGAAAATCTATTGGAGATGTTTGCATATGTGGAGGGGATGTATTTCATGCGCTTGTTGCATTTGAACAAGGTGAAATATGCTTTTATTTCCTTGATGGAGAGTGCGTTAACTGTGGGTCTATGGTCACACTCCCTCACCCAACAGGTCAGGAGTTTGACTAATGCCACTGTTTGATTTTAAATGTAATTGTTGTTCAGATGTAATTGAAGTAACCGAAAATATACCGCCAGCCTGCTCAACTTGTGGTGAAACTATGCAGCGTATATGGTCAGTACCAGCGGTCAAGTTTAATGGCTCAGGCTTCTACTCAACAGGAGGATAAATGGAATACCCAGACTGGCAAGGTGAACCTAACTGCAGAAGTGTAGATTCAGAGGAGTTCTTTGTACCAGATGGTAGTTCTACATATAGAGATGTTAATATGCTTAAGAAAATCTGTAACAACTGTGAAGTAAAACAACAGTGTTTAGATTACTCACTTAAGAATGGTGTATTTGGATACTGGGGTGGAACAACAGAGTTCCAACGCAGGGTACTAAGAAAGAGATTAAAAATTACGGTCAAGCCACTATACTTAGGATACCCATGAGCAAACTATCAGACTTTGATTTAGACTTAGCCGTTGGCCAAGCAGGAGAAGGATTAGTAGAACAACTCCTAACAGGTGGTAGTACAGTAGAAGTTAAGACAGATTTACAATGGAAAGATACTGGCAATCTATACATAGAAACAGTTTGCTGGTCACATAACAATGAGAATTGGTATCTATCAGGATTGTCCAGCACTAAGGCTGCATACTGGGCATTTGTGTTGGAGGGGGCAACCTTGATAGTGCCAACGGAGGTATTAAAACAAGCAGTAACGGTTCGGGGAAGAGCCATTACTTGCAACATACCTCCGAACCCTAGTAAGGGCTACCTTATTAAGGTTGAAGACATACTTTCTGCTCTGCAGAAATAGAAAAAACCCCCCGCGCTGGTAGGGGAAACCAGAACGGGGGGTTTACTGTCTCTATGGGGCTGCTAGGCCCCTTAAATAGGTACTACTTTGAACCGCGACCAAACTCTGGGGCAGAGTTATCTAGCCACTTGAGTAGTGGACCAGCAAAGCCAGCCACTCCAGCCATTGCTAGTGTTTTAAGGTCCGTCTCACCAGCAAGGTAAAGTGCAATAGCAGATGCTGCTGCTGCACGAAACCAAGTAAGTGATAGTTGTTTGAATTGCTCCATTTGTATCCTCCTAGGGGATTAGGATTTTGTACTGTGCAATTTGCAGCAAGTACAAACTTGTTTTGTATATGCTTTCTTAGCAGGTACTGGTGTTACTTTAGCAATAACTTGACTAATAATTTTAGGTTGGTTCATCCACCAAAACCATGGAGAAGTATCGGTACCCATAGTGGACTCAATAGAAATATGTAGATGCTTATTATGAGGATTACTCCCAGTGTACCGTCTGGTTCCTTGCTTAGCCTTTTCTTTAGACCATATCTTGCCTTGAAAGATAAGATACTTAACTCGCTTATCTTCTTTAAGGTGTTCAAAAATTTCAACACAATCAATTCCATTCCTTGGGTCGTGCGTTAGGTCAACTGCAAGTCCAGTATTGTGGTCGCTAGTTGGACTCTGTTTCAGATGAGCGTTCGACGGCAGAAGTCCATCGCTGGCTTTCATACGCAATGGCGAAATCGCTGTGGCTTGTCGAAGGACAGCAATAGCGGCAGGTGTGGCTCTCTTGACTACAGACTTCATTCATTTCTCCCCTTGTGTAACATCATTTGATATAAGATTTCTACTTTTTCTTCTAGTCTTGTAACAGAATCTTTGAGGCTTGAGCCAGAATTTGGTTTAAGTTCATTGAGATAATGTTTAACTAGCCAGCGCACCGCTGCGACAAAGCCACCTATAATTGTCATTACAGCAACAGCAACGGTTGCATAGTCTTGTGCTTGCATTACACAGTCCTTATCGTGATATCAATGATGCCACCATAACCATTAAAGCCACGGTCAGGTGGAGTCAAACGAGTGAATGAGATTTGTTCAATGAGTGCCTGACGTGACTCACCCGTAGTTAAGTCCTGCCATGTAACAACATCACCGTTTTGTTCAACAGATTCTAGTTGTGTGATTCTGTCAAATGCTCGTCCGTCATATCCCGTTAACACATTATACTTATCTGTCTCTACATCATAACAATAGACAGGAAACTTTATAATTCTTTGACGTGGTGTAGCAATGTAAGCCTTTGCCTGATAGCCCTGCATGATGGGACCTTTACTTGAGTCAGTACCATCACGGAATAAAAGAAACTTGTAGGCTAAATACTCCTGTGCTTCCTGTGGGTTAGATGTAGTTACCTCAACTGGTGGTACTGATGAGTCATAAGATACGACATCATATTCTGTGCCATCGGCAGTAACTGTTTCTAGGGTCATAGACCCAAACTCATAATTTCCACGTGCAATAAGACGCTTAAAGTTTTTAGGTTCTAATGTATTGTATCTAATATATCCAGTAGTTAAATAGCCATCAGTTACTAATTCTGTGGCTGACTCTAAATAGATTGCACCATTTGTAACATTGTATGCTGTAGTAAACGCAAGTCTATTAGTTGTACCAAGAAATGCTACACCTGTTGTGTAATGTTCTGTTGTTTGTTCAATCTGTAAGTCGTTTGCATAAGCAAAACGCAATGGTTCTATTTCTGTTCCTAAATCAAGGCGGATAAGTCCGCCATCTAAAGCACCTATACCTGATGCTGACCAAACAAATCTATCTCTGCCAGCAAAGTCATAGACTGGTTGTATTGTTTCTACAATCAAAGGGCCATAGTTAATAGAACCATCTTGGTCAGAGACGGTTGCAACTCGAATACCTTTATTAGTTCCAATCATCATGTAACCTAGGTAGTAGTATAACTTTTCTACAATTTCACCAGCAGGTAATTCTGCTGCAACAACAGCAGATGTAAGGGTAGGCATTACACCAGCAGTAGATAGTGTGTACTTTTGAATAGTAGAATAAATACCAGAATGTCCAGCAGTATAAATAGCAGGACCAGATGCAGCCACAGATGTATAGTGATAGTTAGTGTTAGGATTTGTGTATACTGGGCTTGGAAGTGCAGCAGCATTAGTTGCTAATTCATACACTGCATTATTTACACAAAGAACTATACGGTCTTTAACAAACTCCATGGTTGCATATTGAATTTCTATGCTGCCGCTTTGGAACATTTGAGTAACGTCACCAGTAGCAGATGGATTAGATGAACCAGTAGTTGAGTCTCCAGTTAATGGCTTCTTAAACATAGTAAGGCGTTGATTACCACCTACTGTTTTATTAGTTACCCAGTAAGCATTAACACCATCATCACAAATAGCAAATACCTTACGGTCAGTACCAGCAGTGTAGTCAATAAACTTTGTGACAGTGCCTGCTGTTGAAATTTTCTCTACATCAAACTCATCATGTAATAATACCCCATTAGTACTAGACCATTGAATAGAACGTACATGTTGATTAACATGCTGATGGTCTGTTCCTACAATCGCACCAGTAGTTGAGTGTGTATTAACTACACTTTTAAGTAAAGTTACTTCTCCCTGCTCAAATACATTTACTCCTTGGCTATCTGCAAAACGAAAGTGTCCAGGTGTATTGGCTGCGCTTTGAGATGGGTCAAAGAATGTTATGCCATCTCCGCCATGAAAGGACATTTGACTACGAATCCACCAGCCAGTAAGTGATTGCTCGCCTGGCTCTGTTTGATTATCAAACTGTTCCTTACGGAAAGGTGCAGTTTGGCGGATGTATGGACGAGCGTCGCTAATAGCGTAGATAAACGGCATACCACCAACAGCAACGTCATAGGCTACGTCTGTGTTTTGCCAGATAGCAGAGGTGGCAACGACACCAACATCGACAGCAATGGCTCTCGTTGCACGACCTTCGGTAATATCACGATTAGCCACTTAGACTCCTAGCCTTGTTGTTCGTTAAGTTTATTCTTTAAATGTTCGTGTGCCCAGTACAGTGCGTAGTATCCATAGTCAAGGCTAAAGCGTTTAATATGTTTTACTAATGCACCAGTGTGTGCATGTAATGGGATTCCTGCTGCTTGCATCTTACGGAAGAAAACAATATCTTCACCTACATATCTATCACCAACGTTTTCTTGTTCAGCAAACATTGACTGGTCTGGGAACTTCTTGCGCATAAGTGCAATAATTGACTTGTGCATAAGCACAAAACCAAAGCCTGCACTATCTACTTTAATAAGTTCATTATCTGGTAGTGGATGTACATGCTGGATACTAAACTCATCTACATCATAGAACAATGCTGGGTATGGCTTAGCCAATGTGCCCTCATTTTCTTTAGAGATAAAGTATGTTCCACTAACTACTGGTCGGTTAATCTTGTCAGCAGTATCCCAGAGTTTAGTAACTACTTCCATGTTAACTACAATGTCTGAGTCAATCCATAAAAGCCAGTCAGTTTTAATGTGGTCAGCCCAGTAGTCAAACAAAACTTGACGTTGTCTGCCAATTTGATTACCTTGTACTCGCATACTGTGAGTTAATTCAATGCCGTTGTTAGCACATTGTAGCGCTACACTAACAACACCTTCTGTAAACTTACCATCAGTGTTACCGTTGTCACACCAGCCAATTGCTAGTGTTCCCTTGTTTACTTTTGCCATGTTAGTCCCCTTAAATGTTAGTGAGCAGTTTGTATCCATACTCAGGGATAATCTTTATTCGTTTATCGGTTCTTCAATTACTGGTTCAATATCTTCAAAGTAAGCAATAAGTTCTTCTTCGGTTGCTTCAACCCAAGAAGTTCCATTCCATTTGCTACCAATAGCAATTGTTCCAGTTTCTTCTGTTTCTTGAACAAAAGTACCTGGCTCAAGAATTGCAGCAGCACTTTCATAAGAATCAAAAATCAATCTATTGCCAATACGTTCTTTATAAATTGTACAAATTATTACAGTCATATTTTTCTCCTTTAGTAAAACAAGGCTAGAACGCCTTGTCCGCCTACTCCGCCAGCACCACCATTACTACTAGAACACGCTCCACCACCGCCACCGCCGCCGCCAAGACCTCCAGCACCACCAGACCTAGTTGTTGCAGTAGTTCCTGGTTTTAAAGCACCAGCACCGCCACCTCCGCCAATAGAAGTACTACCTGTTTGTTTGCTAGATTCACCGCCACGATTTAAACTGCTTTGTCCACCGCTACCACTATTGTAATTAGGAACTGCACCACCACCGCCACCGCCTGTACACCAACCACTAAGACCGTTGCTTCCGTGAGGGTCATTACCAAGACTTCCACCAACACCACCGTAAGCAACACCTCTTGATGTAATAGTGCCTGTTGTAAAAAGTGTATTGTTGCCAAGAAATGTAGTAGTGGTTGCTTCTTGATTATTATGAAAAAAACTAAGCCAGTTACTTCCAGGAAAAATATCATTAGACATTTCGGCTTGCTGAGATGTAGAAGAACCTGAGGTATAAAGTTTTAAATCATTATTAACCCAACCATTCATAAAATATAGTTTATTTGCACTATTAATACTTGCTGTATATGTAGTGGCATTTCCACCTATGGAACCATTATCCGTAGTATTTCCACCGCTACCACCAGGACCGCCACCAGAACCAATTGCATAAGTGCTTGTATATCCAGTAAGACTTGGTCCGCCTGTTGTGTCTAAACATTTGCGTGCTATTGTTCCATTAGAAGAGCCACCAACATTGTTTCCATTGCCAGCACCACTGCCACCAACAGCGCCAATTAATTGCAAAGTTAAATTTGTATTACCAGCCTCTACTCTTGCTAAAGGAACTCCTAAATAAGAATTACCGCCATTACCTGCAACAGTATTATTGCCACCGCCTGCTGGACCTGCAGTACCACCTGCACCAATTGAAACATAAATTTTTCCACCAAGAAATAATTGTCCGCCAATGGCACCAGAACCACCACCGCCGCCGCCGCCGCCATAACTATCGTCATTTGAACCACCGCCGCCACCGCCTCCTCCGCCAGTAAGGATAAAAGTAATTAAACGAGGGTCACCAAGGTCAATCCAACCACTGCTTGTAATAACTCTTTGTAAAGACATTGGTGCTTTACTAGGTGTTAATGAAACTGCCATTATACTATCTCCACTCCGCTGATATGAAAGTTAATTGTTGTTGCAGATGCTGAACCTGAAATGATTTGAGTAGTAGGAATTACCTGCTTTAAATCAATAGAGACAGTTGATAATCCATCAATAGGAATTGTTGAATATGCTGCAATGCTGTTAAAGTTAATTGTAAATGTACCAGCATTTACTGCAGTATTTGATACAAGAATATTTGTAGCAACTGCAGTTGTTGATGCTGGAGCGGTATAAAGAGTTGTATTACTTGTTGCTGCTGCTGTTCTAGCCAGCACCTTACTTGTTACTGTAGCCATTTGTACTACCTTTCGTTGTTAGAGTGCTTGCATTACTATAAGTTGTTCGTCTGCTCCGCCACCTGCTGGTGCTGACCAAACAGGAATTCCGCCCGAAACTGTAAGCACATTTCCTGTTGAGCCGATTGCTCTTTTAGCAAGGGTATTAGTTCCAGATGCATAAAGAATATCACCTGTTGTATATGTAGTTGTATTTGTTCCACCACGGGCTTCACCCAAAGTTCCAGTTGTTCCTGTTAGTGGAAGCCCTGTAGCATTTGTCAGTGTACCGCTTGCTGGCGTTCCAAGTGCTCCACCAGATGTAAGAAGTGTTGCAGATGTTGGAATAGTTGTCGAGTTAATAGTTAGACCATAAATATTTGTTACTGTTGCACCTGATGCAATAGATGTTGAGCCAAGGGTTGGTGCTGAGTAAGAAGCAACAGTTCCCCATGAAGAAGATGTTCCATTAGTTGTTAAATACTTGCCAGAGTTACTAGTTTGTGATGGCAGTGCTTCTGATAAGTTTCCAGTTGTAATAACTGTACCGCTGGTATCAGGAAGGCTTATAGTTCTATCTGCTGTTGGGTCAACAACTGTTAATGTAGTTTCAAAAGCATCATTAGTTGCTCCTTCAAATTCAATAGCATAACCTGTTGGAAGGCGGACGCCTTCAACTATAACATGCGAAGCACTTGTTTGCGTTATTTTTCCGCCAAGAGCAATAGTAAGAGTTCCATTTGCAGTAGGGTCAGTTAAAGTTAATCCAGAGATATTTGTAACCGTTGCACCTGAGTTGATAGTTGTGCTACCAAGGGTAGGTGCTGAGTAAGATGCAGTTGTAGTAATTTGAACCCAAGCACTGCCTGACCATACAAACATAAGGCTAGATGTTGAGTTCCAGTACATAGCACCAGTAAGCAAAGCATTGCCATCATTGTCTACTGTAGGCGCGGTTGACTTGCTACCAAGGTAACGGTCATCAAAGTTGTCGTAGGTTGTAGCAGCATCGGAAGCACTTGTTGCTGCACTGGCTGCACTTGTTGCTGCTGCTGTCTGGCTTGTTAAAGCAGATGAAGCAGAAGTGGCAGCACTAGTTGCGCTAGTTGCTGCAGCGGTTTGAGAAGTCAAAGCCGATGATGCACTTGTGGCTGCACTTGTAGCGGATGTGGCTGCTGCTGTAGCACTTGCTGCTGCACTAGTTGCACTAGTTGCGGCTGCTGTGGCAGATGCTGCTGCTGAGGTAGCACTTGTTGCTGCTGCTGTCGCTGAACTTGCTGAGGCTGTAGCAGATGATGCTGAGGCAGTAGCAGAAGTTGCTGCGCTTGCAGCGCTTGTTGCAGCAGATGCTGCACTAGTTGCTGCAGATGCAGCACTAGTAGATGCTGCAGTTGCTGAGCCTAAAATGCTATCTACATAATCCTTAGGAGTAGCAGATGATGTTGACATACCTGCAGAAGATAGACCAGTAATTACTGGTGAGCCAGAGATAGTTGGGCTAGTTAAAGTTTTATTTGTTAAAGTCTGTACCGCTGTAGCAATAACCACTGTACCTGTTGTGTTAGGCATTGTGATTGTATTGTCTTGTGTAGGGTCAACCACTGTAAGGGTAGTCTCAAAGGCATCAGGTGTCGCACCTTCAAAGACAATGCTTGCATCTACGCCAGCGCCTGAGATGTTAGGGTTGGTGATTGTAGGGCTTGTAAGAGTTTTGTTGGTTAGTGTCTGAGTATCTGTAGTACCCACCACAGCCCCTGTAGCCCCGTGTACACCTGTTGTAGACTCAATGTGAACATTAGCCTCGCGATAGTCACGACCAATTGCCATGTGGCGTGTGACCGCACCAGCCGAGTGGGCTTGGGCAGAGGAACCATCTATAGCACGGGTAATAGTAAAGGTGTTAGTAGATACTGCCGTAGCATCTACAATTTCTTCAAGCGCTGTATCTGGGTCAATGACCAGAGTAAAGGTTGTGCCACCTGAGATGGTTGCACCACCAAGAAGCGCAGGCCCAGACTGAACAACAATCGTTGTTGCACCAGCAGTAACCGCGCTAGTCAACGTAGATTGCTGAGAGCGTGAGGAGTAATTTCTAGTTGTCATTTATATTCCTATCGGCTGTAGTGAACTCGTGTTGGGTACTGAGTTAATTGTTTTTGTTTTTCTTCATTAAGACGTTGTTGATATAGTCCAAAAATTTGACGCACTGCTGTATTAGATGCACCAAACGGACGCTTAGAGTCAATCTCATCAGACTGTGGGCTGTACTGAGCAGCACGGGCTGGGTCAAGATAGGACAGCAATCTGTATGCTGCGCCTAAAATAATTACATCTTTAACTGTATTTGATAATCCAGTTTGTGTAGAAAAATCTTGTGAGTTACTTGTAAAAGGTAATGGGTGTGTAGCATACATAGCCTTAACAGTTCTACCAGGAATAATAACATCATGAATAGTTACAGTTTGTGAATCGCTACCCCATGTTGCCGTATCAGCCAATGGGTCAAAGGTCCATCTACGAACTCTAATCCATTCTTTTGTAGGCCCAATATCCTGCCATGACATAGTAAGGATATTTTCTATGTTTAAATCTTGTAACTCATAAGTTGTTACCGCTGCATTGTAAACAAATGATGTTTGTTTAACTGCATAGATAGCAGAACCAACTGCTTCAATAGTATCGTTAATAGCCTTCTTAATAACATAGCGCGGGAAAATAGGTGAAATAGTAACCTTTACATCCGCAGCATGAGTAGCAGCAGTTGTTCCTAGATAGCCTCGCCCGTAAGGAGCGACTGTTGCTGTATTGCCAACACGGTCAAATGAATCAACCCACATTAACTCTTCATCAATTTCAAGTACACCTTTGCCTACATTGCTAGTGTCTCCAAGAGACAAAATTGTAGGTGCAGTACTTGGTGAGGTTAAAGTACTAATCGCAGTTCTAAGATAAGTAGAGCGGTCTTGCTGATATGTGTAACCCGATAGATTGATAAGTACTTCATCAATCATCTGTGTCAATGTTGTTGTCATAGGTCTATGCTCCTTAGTGCAACAACTGCTGACAGTCCAGTAGTTCCCGCTAGTTCGTTACAGATAGCGTTTAGCATCTTGTAATTATTAGGCTGACGGCTAGCACTGGCTTTAATATTTAGTGCTGCAATAATACCTAAGCCGCTAGTGTCAGCATAGTTGTTTGCTGCACCTTGTTCGGACTGGTATGCATCTGGTGTTGGGTATGTTCCACCATTTGCAAGACGATTTAACTCGTCAGCAAATGTGCTACCTGCTACTCCTGTTGCCATTATCTAAACCTCGCAGCCTTCTTTGCTATTGACTTTGGTTGTTTTACAAACTGTTTACCCTTTGCATTGCCCGCAGCCTTTGCTTTATTAGTGGCTGCTTTTTCAGCAGGACTTAATGCAGCCCATGCTGCTGCTGGTAAATATCTTTTCTTACCTTTAGATGGTTTGCCATCAGAAGTTTTCCACTTCTGACCAGTCCACTTTTTAAGTGACTGTTGTGATTTAGCAAGAGCCATTACTTGTATCCTCCGCCTGCCTTCTTGTATTGAACTGCAAGCAACTGTGCTTTACGAGCAGACCATTCACCAGGGTCTCCACCCTTAGAGCCAGCCTTAATCTTCTTAAACAATGCAGCACGCATACCTGGCTTTGTATAGTTACCAGCAGCGTTAACTGTAGATTTCTTTTTAGCAGCCATTATTTTTTAGCCTTATTTCTCTTAGAGATAGCAGCAGCCTTAGCCTTTGCATCTGACTTTGAAGAAGCACCCCATGCTTGCAGTGATAGAAGCAAACGAGTAGGCGAGCCATCAGGCTTGCGCTCTGGGCCTGGCATCCCACCCATCCGTGCTAGGAAGGATGCCCTGCGTGGGTTGTCTCCAGATTTAACAGGAGCCTTAAGAGTGCCACCCTTATAGGATGCACGACCTTTTGCGTTAAGTCCTCCTTTAGGATTCTTGCCTTCTTTACGCGTCCATGCTGGAGATTTAGCCATTGTTTACTCTGTTCCTTTTCCGTCTTGAAAGCCAGGGATTTTTGTAATATCGCCTTTGTATTTAACAAGCAACTTTTCAAAAGTTGTAAGTTTACGTGGCTTAATACGTGTTTGAATATCTCTAACTTCTGCTGGCGTTTTCTTTTTAGGAGTCATTTACTTCTTCTTGCCCATTTTCTTCATAGCCATTTTCTTTGCTGTCTTTTTGGCTGTGTTCTTCATTGGCATACCAGTCTTCTTGGCAGCCTTCTTTGCTGCCATCTTACCTGCTGCTGTGTATGGGAACTCTTGATTTCCGACCATTGGCATTATATTTGTCCTATCTCTTTCATTACTGCTGCGGTTGATTTATTTACTTTGTTTGCATCAGGCATTGTGTTCGAGTTGTATGGCTTGCCTAATACTTCGGAAGCCTTTTCGGCTTCACGAATCCTTTGCATTGATGTACCGCCAGGTTGTATACCCTGTGCTCTGGCCTCATTGTAAGCATTTAGTTCTTGGTTAAACGCTCTCTGTGGTCTTTGACGACGAGAGTCAGCATCACCTGTACCTAGTTCAAGGGTCATAACCTTGCACCCAAAACATCCTTCTACATATTCAGGATGTGTCTGTATTTGATGTAGGCTCATACTTCCGTAAAGTTTGCTTCCGTTACTCCTACACCACCAGCAATAAGCGCTGCCTTAGTAGCATCATCTACTGTATGGTTGTAACCACCACGATAGACAACAGGATAGGTTGGCAAATCAGAATCAAGTGGATAACGAATTTGCTGGTATTGTCCATTAGTATTTAATACAATAGATATACCACGGTCTAACTTGTAAAACTCAAATAGTCTGTGCATGCCTGCAGGACCTTCTTCAACTATTGGTGTCTTAAATAACCAGTTAGACATTTATTCTCCTTTAGTGGACTCACCATAAGGCTGGGTTGCCCCAGCCCTACAGTCAATTAACTACTACTTAGCAGCGATTGATGAACCTGCTGTGATTCGGAATAGAGCCTCATCACGGTAAACTGCAAAACCAAGTACGCCGTACCAACCCATTGGGCGGAAACGCATTAACTTATCAGTTACGTTACCAATAACTACGTGTGGTTCTTCTGCTACGGCTTCCGCCATTGCCTGTGAACCGCATGCAATTGTGTCAAAGACACGTGTTACTGGAGTTACAGTTACTGTTGCTCCTACTGTTACTGCTGCAGTGTTTGCTACAGTAACTGTAATGGTTGTTGTTGAACCACTTGTTGCAATAGAAGCAATCTTTGCAGTAGATGCAATACCTGTTGCAGCAATCTTGTCGCCAACTTCAGCACGAGATGCAATAACAGATGATGAAGCAACACCAATAGTAAATCCTGCTGATGTTCCTGCTACTGTTGCTGTTGTTGTTGCCAATGCTGTCTGGTCTGCACCTGTCTTGTCATTAAACAAACGTGATGATTCTACGAAGAACGCGCCTTCGTACTCACCAATTTCTCCAGCCCAAATCTTGCTTGATTCAGAGGCAGACTGTGACTGTGGGTAGCGCCATCCAAGGTCGCCTGTTTCAGCACGAAGGTCGTGTGAAACTTCTGGGTGAATACCAACCCAGTATTGATTTCCGCGACGGCCCTTAGCCTTGTTAGAACGCAACTTTGCTACAGCGCGACGAATGTCTGCTGAGTCTAGTGTATCTGCTGCATCAATTGTTGCAACTGATGTCGCATTACCTGCGAAGATGTTGTTTGTACCTGAGCGTAGAGTTGTCATTGCAACCTTGTCGATAGAATCTGCAAGGTTATATGCAATGATGTTAGCAATTGCTGGGTCTACATCTGCAAGTGAGAAGAGTTCCAATGCGCGAGTTACTAGAACTGCGTTACCGTACTCATTAAGTGTTACTGTAATAGAGGTAGGAGTTGTCAGTGCTACTGCATCTGGGTCAACTGTCTCTGTGAGTGTTGATGTTGCTGCATCAAGGTCAACGTACTTCTGTAGAACTACTGTTGAACCTGGGATTGCTTGACGTGCGGGGCGCTTATCTGCGACAGAACGAATTAGGGGTTCTGAACGGAGAGCGAACTCGAGAAGGCGGTCGTATGCCTTCTGAACGAGACCTGCGCCACCTACTGTACCACCGAACGAACCGCTCGATGTATCTGTAAAGGCGTTTGCCATGTTTTTTAGTCTCCTTGACTATGAACGGATATTATTGTTGTGATTGAAGAAAAGCAATAAAATCTTCAGCGCTCTCAAAATTGCCATTTAGACGAGCGTTCATATCATTTGCTTTATCTGGCGAAATACCCTGCTGCGTCACAACATCTTGCTGGCGTAATGCCGCAAGATTAGTGTCGTCATTGTTTGACTTAGGCTGATACCCAATTAAATCTCCGTTGTCAGATAGCCAATTATTAATTGACTCTTCATTAACTTCGGAAATATCCTTTAGGATTAACCGTGCTGCTTTAGTATTTACGCCCTTCTTTTCAAGGACTTCCTTAACGGTTGACTCACGCTGCGCCTTGGAAAATACCTCAAGTTGCTCTGTGAGTTCTTTAATACGTTTTTCATCCGAACGCTTTGCTTTCCGTAACTTCTTTACCAAGTCACTTCCGTCAGAGTTATCGATGTCTGTATCAAAGTCATCGTCTTCTTCATCCCAGTTGTTGTTGCTCATAGCAACCCACCCTTCTATTCGTTGTTAGTTCGCAGGCCACAGGTCAGTTCGGGGAAACTGTCTGGCTCCTACTATCGGTCTATTACGCTGCATGGGGCCGATAGGTCCATGTCAGGATTTTAGATTTGTCCTACGCTTGATGTAGTAAGACTTGTTCTGTTGGTTCCACTTGAACCACCAAAGGCTGCAATTTCTCGTTGAGTTAACTTCTGTCGTCTACGCTGAGCAGAGGCAAGTTGATTAAACACTTCTTGCTCTGCTTGTCCAAGGTCATAACCTTCAAGGGTTGTACCGTAAATATCAGATAGTTTCTTAGCATCAGGCAGGATGTCTGCAATAGTTGCATAACCCTTTTGTGCTTCTGCTTGAGTAACTCCTTGTGCTGCTAGTTGTTCAGCAACATTAACACCAGCCTGTAGTCCTTGTCGTCTTGCTGCTACGCCAATCTCAGCAGCCTGAACTTGACGTTCAATTTTTTGGAACTGTTGATTAGGGTCAAGTACATAAGCAACAAGGTCATTCTGACCAATGTTATAAAACTCTTTTAACTGACTTGTAATTGCTGGGTCAGCATTTTGTACTCGTTGAACTGCAGTAACAATACGATTAGATAATTCATTAGCAGAAATATCATTAGCAATAAACTGAGATACATAATCATCAGTATCAAACTGCTTTAATCCATATGCTCGCAATGCTTGGCGATAAGAATCTTCCATACCAATGTATGTTCCAGCATCTAAAACCGATAATCCCTTTTTTAAACGCTCAGTATTTGCCTTAAAGCGTTGCTTATACTCTGGTGTTTCTTGTAGTTCAAAAGCAATAGTTGATTCTGTTGAACCATTAATTACTAACTCTCTAATCTTAGGAACTAAAGATTCCAAACCATACTTAGAAAAACGTGCAGTTAAACTAGTTAAAGCGTTTTCTTTACGCTGCCTTTCTTCAAGGGCTTTTTGTTCTACCGCTAAAGTATTTGCTGTTGTTGTGCTAGTAACCTGTTTGTTTAATGCTGTAATTTGGTCTTGTAAAGATTTAATTAAAGCGGTAGTTTGAGCATCAAGACCAGATGTATTTGTACTAGAGTTACTACTTACTACTTCTGGGTCATCAAAAGTTTCGTTTGTTCCATCAGAATACGTAACTACTCTTTTGCGATTTAGGCCACTACCCGTATATGTAGTGCTTTTAATTGTTTTAGAACCAGCAACTTCTGGGTCGTCAAAGGTGTCTGTTGTACCATCAGAATATTTAACAACTCTTTTACGGTTTTTGCCAGTACCAGTATAAGTAGTACTTACAATTGTTTTTGTTGTAGGAGTTAATGTTGTATCCGTAGTAGTTGTTGTATTCCAACTATTAGTTTCTGGATTCCATGTTGCTGGAGTTACAAGAGAGTTAGCGCCAACTGGAGAATCTGGAGTTGCCTGAGTTTCCCCACCTATCGAACGACCACCATACTTTGCTTGATTTGCTGGAGTGTCAGGGGCTGAATAAAGTTTCCATGAACCAGTATTTGTATCACCAATCCAAGCATAATATTGAATCATGCCTGGCTTAGTTGGAGCCTCTGGACGATTGGCAAAGTCAAACATTGGGTTAGATGCTGCACGTTCCTCTGCATCAAGACGGGCTTGTTCTTCACGGGCTGCTTTAAGATAATCCATTTTTTCTTTTTGAGTCATCGCTCTGCGTTCATCAGCAGAAAGTTCTGAATAAGGAGTCATTGCTAATTCTCTTGCAGCAGCAATAGAAGCAGCCTTAACTTCGGCATCTGTCATTTGAATAGTATCTTTAGGTTGAGTAGATATAATTCTTTGAGGCTGGTCTTCGCCATCAACTCTCGTTACATTTAGGTTACCAAAATTAAACATTACATCATCACCTTCCAGTCTCTAAGAATACTGGCACCAATTTCATTAAAACTATCCTGTGCATTTTTGGTGTATAGATAATCATCTTGTGACTTCATAATTTTTTCTGCTTCCCACAAAGGAATAGGGACTGGTTGCTTAGTCTTTGGGTCTACATACTGAGTTAACTTCATAAAAGTTGGATTGCTCCACTGAACAGTATCTGGGTCTACACCATAAAGAGTTGCATAACTTTGCTTAAGGGCTGATGTTTGTGATGCTAAACTTCTACCAGCCATAATGCCAGGAGCATAGGCTGCGTAAGCACTAGCGGACATGTTACGGATTTCTTCCTCAATGTCATCATCAGTTGTTTTGCCAGCAAATAAATCTGTTGACTTCTGGTCCCACCATGACTTATTAAGTAACTGATTAACACCATAGTCATCAGCATAAGTCTTAAGGGTATTAACCATGCCAAGAGTAGTGCCACCAATAGTGCCAAGTTTTCCAGAGTTAAGAATCTTTACATCTAATTGATTCTCATCCAAGCCAGAGTCAAAACCTTCTTCAGTTAATTGATTAAAGGTAGCATCATCTAGGTTAATACCTTTGCCAACAAGTCTTTTACGTTGTGCAATTCGGTAAGCATCTATTAACTGAGCATACTGACCAGGAGCAGTAGCCTTTAAACCTTGACGGTTTTTACCAGTTTCGGTTATGCCCTTGTAATAATTAGTTGCGAAATACTTAAGTCGTGCTTCTGTATAATCTTTCTTTAAAAATAAATCATAAACTTCTTGTAGTTCTGGAAACGCTCTAATAAGAGAATCGGTTAAACCAAAGGCTAAAGCCTCAGCCCTTCCATCAACAGATTCACTTCCCGTAGCCTTAGGCTTACCATTAGGATACTTAAGGTCAAACTGTTCTTTAGCCCTAACTCTTTCAGCACCAGTTAATCGGCTAAGGGCTTCAAGGTCTGCATCATATTGTATTTGCGCTGGAGTCTGAGCCATTTAACCACGTCCCTCCATTCCTGCTAGAAAACTAATAAAGTTAATACTTTGTGCTTGGTTGTAATCCAATTTATTTTCCTTTGGGATTTCCTCACCAAGTTCGGCACGTACCTGTGCTTCAGAAAAAGGAACTGTTGATTTACGCACTACTTCTTTGCTACCTTCTTTGATGGTAGTTAAAGTACCCTTTTCAATCTGCTCCATATAACGGTCAGTCTTGGCTTTAATAATTTTTGGGTCTACTTCTTTTTGTAGTTCAGACATATAGACATCTCTAATAATTGCCTCAACTACATCGCGGTCCATAAGGTTAATGTCACGAACTGGCAAATCTTTCTTTTTATCATCACCAACAGCAGGCTTAGCATTTAGCCACTTATCAAATGTAGGAAACTTTGTTTTGCCGTCTACTGTATAAGAATCTACAACCTCTACAGTAAACTCATTGGCAGCAGATAACATACCGCTAATAAGTGATGTTTCGCTACGAGCATTGTAATCACGCTCTGATATGTAATCAAGGTCAAAGAGTTGCTTGCGCAATGCTTCTTTTTTATTAGAGTATAACTTACGAATTGCATTAACAATTTCAGTTTTATTAGCAAAAGAATAATTAACACCATCTGAGTTAACAACTAAAAACTGTTGTAATGGTTTTCCATCATCTAAAAGTTTATTAAGTATACGAACTCTACCATATGGGTCAAAGTCTAAAAAGTATTTAGGTCTTTCTCCGCCAAATCTTTCTTCAAGAGAGTTTTTTTGGTCGCGGTCAAGGTTAGCCTTGTTGGCATTAGCCTTATCCTTAGCAGCCTGTTGAGCACGGGCTTGGTCTGGTGAACGTGCGACCATTATCTGTTAACCTCCGTAGGACTTGCTGTGTTGACATCTCGTGAATATGTATTAAGTAATGGTTTAAATATCAATCTATTTGCTTCAGCAACTGCTGGATTTGCCAATGCAATCTTGTCAATGATTTCAGTAACTTCTGTTTTTCTTTGTGCTTTAATATCTGTATAGTCATATCGAGCAGCAAGTTGTGTATCTTCTCCTATGAGAACTAGGTCTGCTACTTCTTCAAGAATTAATTTCATGGCCTTGCGGGTGTTTTTATCAATTGGTGTAGTAGGACTATTAATAGCCTCGTTAAGTACTTTAAACTTTGTCTTTAATACACCACGGTCATTAACAGAACCTTCAATTTCTGCCTGCAAGAAAGGATTAGAGTTTAATAATAGTTTCTTTTTCTGTGCAGCAGCAGCAATTAATTCTTTGCGAGAATCAGCAATACCAACTGTTTTTAACTGTTCATCTAGTTGCTTAGAAATACCAAAGTATAATTGCTTATCTTCTGCAATTTGAAGTTTTACTAAATAGTCTTCTAGTTCAGGTGACTTAATTAAACCTTCTGCTTCTATCCAGTTATAAACACTTGGGTTGTATTCACCAACCTTTGGTGCAAAAATGTAAGCAATTTCCTTGTATGTATTTACAAATGATTTGTTTTCTATGGCCCAGTTTTTAAGATTATCTGTTGTGTTAATAAACACCTTATATTCTTTTGATGTTCGTTCAACAGTATAAATAATTTTTCCTGGGTTCTTACCTACAAATGTAGCAACTGCTAAATCAAAAGTATTGTTAACATCATCGCCAGCATTACGCAAAATACCATTATAAATATCCCAGAACTCAGGTTTAAATCCAGTAATACCAACCTTTTTCATGTAGTTAGGTAAGTCTTTACTTTCCTTAAAGGTTGGCATGGCTGGAGATACGTATCCCAAAAGAGTTCGAGCAATCATAATATTGCTTGTAGCAATCTTTAAACCTTTTATGTATTCGTACTTTTCTTCTTCTGTTGCATTTGCACTAGGAGCAGTTCCAAATGCCTGGAAGTAAGCCATAGCCTGATACATTGCTGTATTTTGTTGACGTTCCCAATCCTTATTAAATTTTTGTAATACAGGAACTTTTCCTGACAATCCAGCACCAAAGGTATCAAGCAACATTGGTGTAAAGGCTTTAGTAAATGTCATTGAATCAGCAAAGTTACCTAATCCAATTTTACCCAAAACATCTGAAGATTTTTCTGCATAAGGTTGTAATGACTCAGCCTGCTTTTCATCAATAATTCCAAGACCTTCTAAAGTTGAGGCAAAGTTACGAAGAAGTCCGCGTCCAATAAGAACACCCACGGCTCCCATTGGTCCAGACAATGCTGGTTGTCCAGCATCTGGAGAAAACGATGGGTTTGTTAATCGTAGTTTAAGTGTTAACTCGTTATAAGTAGGAACCTTAAAGTTATCATTTCCAGTAAGTACTCTAAGTACTGGTTCAACAGCAGAACTTAAGATAGCATCTGTTGGGAAGATAACAAACTTTTCACCATTCTCATCTTCATAAACATCTCCTGCCGCATCAAGTCCTGTGTTTAATAAACGCAAGCGATACAAAGAACGCAATGGTGCTTTTGTGTATAAACGATAAATACGGCGTTGGAAATCTTCTGTTGACCTGTAAAAACGAGCAACAGAACGAGAAGACATGGCAAAGTTAGACTTAACTGATGGGTTATCTACATACTCTAAAAGTTTTTCGCTTGAGTCTTTAAAAGCAATTTCATCTACTCGTTTTTCCGCATGTAATTTTGCTGCTTTTTTAGCATTTTCTACAGGCATACCACTATCTATTAATTGCTTTTCGATTCTTGCGCGTAACATATTTTCATATGGTTTTAATTCATTCATGCGATGATTAGTAAAAATCCATAATGCTTTTTGACGGAACATTCCCGTTGTTGTTGCATCCATTACTTCCATTGCTTGATTGCCTAGTTTAGAAATTAAATATCCAATACCAGTTCCTTCTTTAAAAATGTCCATATCGACATTTTCACCCGTACTAACTAGGCGCGTATTAACATCTCCACTAACTGGGTGGCGACCAAGGGTTGCTATTTCAAAATCTTTGTAAGTAATGCTGCCAGCAGCATTAGCCCAGACTCTATCATCCATACTCTTTTTAGACTTTAATCTAAACTGTTCAATTTCAGAATATTTAGTCTTAACTAAATCAAACAATTCATCATTAAATGTATTTGGACCACCATGAAAGGTGTTTCTTAAATCTACAAGCATGGTTTGAATATGAATCTTGGCAATTTTTTCATCTGGTATACCCTGTTGACGGTAGTAAACAGTAGTATTAAACATTGAAAGAAACTTCTGGGCAACCGTTGGGTTGCTTATAATAAAATCGTCAACCTCATTTGAGTATTTAAATCCCATTTGCTCTAGTATTTCATTACGGGCATTTAAAAAATCATCTTTAGTTCTTAATGCATCGTTACGGAAAAACACAGGTACTGGGTCAATAACTACAGGACCAACAACACGCTTGCTATTGTATGGAAAACGAGTACTCCAGTTATCAAAGTGTGCTTTAGCAATCTGCGTTTCTGACATTTGAGAAACTTGCTTTGCTGTGTATCTATTGTCAGCAATTAAGCCATTGTCTCTATACATTTTAGTTAAATTGCTAGGAGTAAACATTGAATCTACAAAATCTACGTCAATTTTTCCAGAAATAGAAGCACGTGCACCCATTGAGTTAATCATCGACTCAAAAACAACAGGGTTATTTTTCATCAACCTTCTAATATTTTTCCATTCAGAAGGTGAAACTGTATTTTGATACAATTGCTCAGCACGAGACACCATGTTTTCACGAATCAGCGCCATAGAAATTTCTGCTTCTGGCACATCATAGCCACGCTTAGCAGATTCTAGTCTTGCCAGTTCTCTTACTGCTTCTATTCTAGTTTCTGGACTAATTTTTTTTGTTGGGTCTAACTTAGGCATCAACTTAAGATAAAGTCTGGTGTATAAACCTTGAGATGCTTTAGAACCAGTAATAGTAGTTAAGGCTCTTGTTGGGCCAATAGCAGAACCAGAAAAAAATTCTCTTAAAGCATAAAAAGGAGCATACAAAGAAAAGAAAAAAGTTTCATCTATTCCCGAACGCGGACCAGAACGTGGATACAAAGTCCAGTTTGCCCAAAAATCGTTAAGATTTTTAATATTGTTGCGTCTTGTTAAACCAGATATTGTAAAAAAGTATCTAAATTTTTCATTTCGCTTAGAATCAGCAGCATACTGATACAGCAAATCATAAGGTAGCGGTGCTACACCTTCTGTTAATTGGGATGGCTGAATAGCACCTTTGCTTGATATCAGTGCTGTTTCGTTTTCAAAACGAATTGCACCCTTTTCAAAAACATCTAACCAGTCTGATGGTATTTCACTTCGAGTTGTAGCAGTAAATTGGTCATCATTCATTACCTTAGATAAAATTTCATCCATACTGCTTCTACCGCCAGTGGTTCCATTCATTCCAAGTTTAAGCATGTACCCGTAATAAAGGTTGCGAACTACTGTTCTTTGCAATTCTGGTGGTGTATCTAAAAACAACTCAACAAGTGCGTCAGCAAACTTAGTATCCATTACCTGGTTTGCTAAATTTCTTACGCTTTCAATTGTTTTAATTGCGTCATTGCCAAACTGAATACGTCCAGGTGAACGAGCCAAACCAGTACCAACCTGATAAGCAAATTTTCTTGCTGCTCTAACATTGGTTTGAAGTTCAAAAATATCTGCAACAGCAGGATTAACAAGAACATCTGAATCATCAGAAACCTTTTTTAAGGTTTCCATAATAGTTGCTAAGCCTTCATCGTTTTTACGGATTGCTTCTTCTGTAGAACGGGCAGCAATTGTAGGATTAAAGGTATCATATATAGTTCGTGTTATAGCAGAGGTTAAATTTCTAGAAGAACGAGCAGTAACAATGCCGTCACGACGGAAATATATTCCATCTACTGGACCACTTAAAAATGAATCAAAGTCGTCTACTTCTGTAAAAAATCTTTTAGCACCTACTGCATTAAAGTCGTCAGTCTTCTTCATTTCAGAACCAATTAGTTTAACTAGTTCTCTATCTCTCCATTGAGGATAGTCTTGTTTAATTCTATTCCAAGCCATTGATTTTACTGTTGGGCTTGTAGCATCTGTGTATTCTTTAATTAGTGGTCCAAGGTCATCGTCCCAAAGTTTAACTACCTCTGGTTGGGTAAATGCCCAGTCTAATGCTTTAGAAGTATCGCCTGATTTTTCTGCAATAAACTTATATTGGTCAGCCATACGCTCACCGCGAGTTTTTAATCCTACAAATCTTACGGCTTCGCCAGCAGTAACATTAAGACCAGCAACACCTTTAGTAACTGCTTTAACAGCAGGACCAACACCAACATAAGTTAATGGGTCAATTGCAAATTGATAAACTGCATCTACTGGAGCAGAAAGTTTTTTCTTTAATTTAACGCTTGCTTCTTCTGGTGATTTAACACCAGCAATAGCAAGAGCCTGCTTAGTTCCTTTTTCTGTACTTAAATCAATTCCAACTCTTTTGAGCATTTTTACTGCCCAGTAGTTTTTATTAACAGTTGGAGAATCTGTAGGTGCAACCTTGTTTGCAAAACTGCGTCCTAAAGAAATTTGAGACTCTACTTTAACAAGGTCTAATAAGTTTTGGAACTTTTCTGGCTCATTGCCCATAAAAGAAATAGCAGCATACATGTCTTCATCAAAAGGCTTTCCGTATAAATCTAAAGATTCACCAATTGTACGACCTTCAACATTACCTCTAACTAATGTAATTAAAGCCTTGCCGTATTGTTTTTCAAAATCTTCAACACGCTTCCAGTTCCAAGAGTTTAAACTTTTGTAAGAATCAGAAAGAAGTTTTAAACTAAAAGGTTTTCCTTGACCCATTTGAGAAGCAACTGTATACGGAGTGTTAATAGCCCTACCGTATATTTCAGCAACCTTAAATCCTGCAATCAAAGGGCTTGCATATGCAGCAGCAGTTCCTAGTGCAGCACTTTTTGTTGCTGTTAAAACATTTCCTAAAATACCCTTTTCTTCTGCAAACTGTGCTTTGTTAGGATGAATATAACGAATGTTATTTTGCACAAGCGGGTCAAGTTTTAAAAATTCTTCACGTGCTTTTTTTTCGCTTAACTTTAATAACTCTGTACCCTTAACAGCACTTAAAGAAAACTGCTCAACCATCATTTTAGATTGAGAATCAAGGTTAGATTTAATAGCAGCAGAATAAAAGTTAGGGTTTAATTTTGCTACAGATGGGTCTAAAGGAACCTCTGGCATTAAGCACCACTATCTTCTAGCATACGATAAATTAACTCTGTTTCTCCAGTTGGGTCTTGTTGAGCAATTTGACGAATAACTGAAAGAATATTTCTTTCCTGCTGTTGAGGAAGATTTAAAATAGTAGAATCAGGACCAGGACCAAAGTCTGAACCAGCAGTAATTGGTTCATCTTTAAACTTTGTTTCAGCAGTTAATGGTGTAACTTCTAAAGGACTTGTTCCAATTCTTTCAGTACCTTGCATAGGTGCACCCATTTGTTGTTCCATGGTTGCCTGTCCCTCGCCATATGGCATGCCAGCAATATACTTTGCGGGTTGTGTGGCACGGCCTGATTGCCCGTTGCCACCAGTTGCAGAAACATTTGCTGGGTTATTTTGAGGGGCTGTTGGGCGATACCCACCACGATTGTCCATTGGTGCAGTTGTCACTCTTCATCCTCCTCTTGCTCAATAGGTTCGTGCTTAGTACCAAGTACTTCGCTGTTGTACTCTTGTGCCATCTTCATCATGCCGTATGCGTTCCACGGTGTCATGGCATCGCTAACTTCTGTGTGTAAATATCGGGTCCCTTCGTAATCCGCCCACTCGGTTATAATTAACCAGTTAGTGCAGATAAACTCAGTCCCCTTCTCATCTTCTTCTATAAGAATTTTTAATGCTTCTTCTATTTTATTTCTAAACTCTTTGCTCATTTTGCGTTCTGTATCTTTACTACAACTGGCTCACCAGTATGTATATCCCAGCGAGATGCAATTTTAATTGCCATTCTAATATCTATTTCCGCCACCTTTGGCGTAGTTTGCTTTCTAGAATTAGCAAAAGCCTCAA